TGATCTTGATGAGGTTGGTGCTGTCGCTGTCGAAGGTCACATAACAACCGCCGGGAAGCGGAAACACGCCTTCGGATGTACCGAACGATAGCGAATAGGTTTCGTCCGCATTGCGTATGAAGCTGAGACCGTTCGAAACGCCAACCGCCATGCCGAGCTTTGCCAAGAACGTGCCATCTGCTCGAAACCTTGCAAGCCTGTGCCGCTTGCCCGTGCTGCCGTCGGCGACGAACTTGCCCAGATTTGCCGTGTCGCTATCAACAAAGAGCTTATCGGATATGCTCAACGCCCACCCCTTCGCACTCTTCGTCCCCGGCCCGCCCGGTTCTGTGCCTTCTGCCCATGCTTGGGAGAGGGTGGCAGAGGAAGCGGAGGCAGAAGCAAATCCCGAAGCCAACTCCACCAGCGGCGACAGGGCAGAGGCACCAAACGGCGCGACGACAACCCTGTTCTCGACAACAGATACCGAAACATCGCTCATAGCTGTGTCGCGCCCCCACGCACGGTGAACTTGCCCTCGAGCCAGCGGGTCTTGGCCCCGCCGCTCGGGGTAATGACGAGATCCCAGGCGGCCTCGAAATCGGTGCCGCGCGGGTTGGTGAACGGCAGGCCCTCGATTGTGGCCTCGTCGATCCTGATCTCGACAGTGCTGGTCGGGACGCCGTCAGTAGTGGCAACGGTGACCGAGATGCCCTGTGAAGGCGACGCGGCATCGGCTAAACTGATCAGTGCCGGATCAGGGGCGTCACGATAGGCCCGGACTTCCGACTTGAAGGCGGCTCCGGTGAAGTCGAAGCCCACAAAATCGACGGTGAGTTTCGCCGGCTGCCAGCGGAACACCGTCCAGTCGTAAGTGCCAGGACTGATCATGCGTAACCGCCTCCGGTCGCGGGGAAGTGCTCGACGAACCGGATCGCGGAACCGGTCGCAAAGCCCATGTTGGATGGACTGCGCATCTCGCCTTCGAGGCGCATGACGCAGCGTGGATCGTGGAATTCGACGGCCACACCGCTAAGGGTGGCCTCGCGCAGGGGATGGCTGATCGTGATCTCAGCCGCAGTGCCGGACTGGCTGACGACCTCGTCGATCATGTAGGCGCGGTGCCTCATTGTGACGTGATCGATCGACAACCACATGCCGGCACGAAGCGGGCCGGGAAGGAAATCGATATCCAGATTCAGCGTCGTGGCGCGCAAGGCGGCATCAGCAGAAAGCGAGACACCACTGTCGCCAGTCAGGTATTCCGCTTCGGTCCACCAAGGCAGTGACTTCGGCGTGCGCAAGTCACGATTGAACTGGTGCCGCAGATCGCCAAGCGGAACGATGATTGGCACGACACCGCCCTTGAGCACCGATGCGCAGGCCTTCCATGCCAGCGCCATTTCGGGTTCATCGAGATAGGGATCGCCGAACTGCGCAAAGACGCGTCCGCCACCATCGGCGCCGACGACATCCTCTTGTCCAGACAAAGCGGTACCGCCGGTAATGACCCGGCGTTCGATGTCTGCCTCCATGTCGGAGAAGGCGAAACTGTATGTCGGGAAAACACGCATTGCGGCATCTTGGCTATGCCGCCGGGCGCTCCGAGGTTACCGCCGTCAACTGACCACTGCGCTGTCGGGACCGATCAGATCGCCCGGAGTGCCGCCCGTCGAGTAGGCGCGGATCCAGTAATGATAGGTCCCTGCCGCAACGGTATCGGTGATGGTCACGATCGCACCGAGCCCGCCGCTGATATCGGAGCCGACCTGAGATGCAGTACCGAAATCAGAGGATGTCGCACGATAGAGCTTCACGTAGCCGAAATTGAGGGACACGGGATTGCGCCACGTCACCGTTGCCGAGCCGGTGCCATCGGCAGCGCTGAAATCCGCAGGGTCAGACGGTGGCGACGATGTTGTCGATGTCGAGATGCTTTCCAGCGGCGACCAATCCGAGATGCGTCCGTCACCAACTTGGTAGGCCACTTCGATCTCGATCTCGGTATCGAGCGTGACTGGTCCGACACGCATCGCAATGGGAGTTCCGGAATCGGTGTCGGGATAGGAGAGGTCCGGCCCCCAGACCGACGCTCCGGCAACACGCCAGTGTGCGAACCATGTCAGGTCATCACGGACCGGCCCATCGATATCGAGCTCGATGTAGCCCGAGGAACCGTCATAGCTGAATGCTGTTCCGGTGATTTCGGGCGTCTCCAATGCCGCCGGTGCGATGCGGGTACCAACCGAGGCCGGTTCGCCCTCTTCGGTTGCAGGCGTCCAGGCATCGACATTGGGATCGAACTCGACCCACTGGAAGGTGACGCCGCCGGACAGACTACGCGACAGGCCGGTGATTTCAGCGACGCCGTCGAAGAACACGGCACCGGCCTCCTCGATGCGGAGATTGATGTAGCGCTGCCCCCTGACAGCACGGCCAGCAATGTTGGTGGTGACGGTTCCGCGATTGGTGGCATTGGCTCGCGCCATCTTGCGCTTTGCCAGATACCTGACCTGCGCATGACTGGGCACGCCGGGCTCGAAGTTCGTCGAAAGGATGCGCCCTCGATCGGCAATATCGTCTTCGTCCCGCCATGGGTCGCACTGGACGGTGTTGTAGTCGTGGAGCGATGAGACGTAGCTGCAGACCAACTCGTTGACCGCCTGATCATCGTCGACCTGCCCGCCATCCCAGGTATAGGCAACGATCTCGTCTGAACCGATCGAAACGGTCGGGGTATAGGACTTTCCGGCATAGATCACGTAAGCCCCATCCGCGCCCGGCGCCATCCAACCATCGAAGGTGTCAAGGATCGCAGCCTTGACCTTTTCCGGCTCGTCGGTGTGCTTGTGCGCGATGCAGGCGCGGTATTTCGCCTCGGTGCCGCCTGCGTTGAGGGTGCGCGCCTCGTCGCATACCGCTGCGGCGTCGATCCAGTAGTCCAGAGCAGGCGCGATCTTGCGGTTCCACCATTCGAGGCGAAGGGCAACCAGCGCGGCAGCATATCCGGAATCGCTACGGGGCAGGGCAGGACGCGGCCCGTCGCGCACCATCATGTAGTGCAGCAAATGGCGCACCGGATTCTCGGTCCAGGTCCAACCGGATTCGTCGAGGGGATCCTCAGCCGCAGGGTCGGGACATGCCTGCCAACGCGCAACCAGTGACGGGACCGGCGGCGATGCCTGTGGGTAGATATCCTGAAAGTCCTCGGCCTTCACGGCCGCACAGAACAGGGCGACCATGACAACCCCATCACCCCTGTGATCGCTCGACCAAACCGAGGAGCCGAGCAGCGAGGTTGCGACTGCGAATTCGGTACCACCTGTGCCGGGGGTTGACCCGTCGGTCTCGTAGAAGCTGACCTTGTTGCCGCCGTAGCGACCATCGACATTGGGTTGGAATAGCCCACCGCTTGTCGCGCCGGAGCCTACAACAAACTCGCCGGTGAGGGTGACCTGGTCGTCGTTGAGATACCGGAGCTCGATACCGTCTAGTTTGCCATCATGAACCGCGTAGATATCGACAGCCACCCCGTTCGAAGCGGTGTCGTAGACTATCGATGCGCCCCAGAGACGCATCCGGCCATAGGCTGAGACACGCGGCGGACGCGGATTCTTGATCGAAGTCTCTGCGGTATCAGGCTTGGGGAGGCCGGGCGCAAGGATGCTTCCGACAATGCCTGAAATTCCCGCCGTGACCAGAGCGGCACCAACGGCTTGCAGGCCCGGGATGCCGATGACAACAAGTCCCGCAATCGTGGTCAGGATCGAGCCCAGAAGCTTACCCATGGACCACTCTCCATGCCTTGAGGATAGATTCAGGGTCAAAGGATGCGAACGCCAGTCCCCGGGGAGCGATCAGGGCCCAGCGCCGACCGGTGAAGATCGCCCCTGCTTCCTGACCGAGAACAGAAACGACACCTACATCGCCCTCGGCAAAGTCCTTTGTCGCCGGAATGCCGGAACCGAACATGCCAGCAGCGAACAGGGGCAACAGCCCATCATCCGCTGCACTGGCATCGATGTAACCGTCGCGCCAATCCGCCATTGGGTCCGGCCAGCCATTGATGACACACCAGTCTGCCGGGAAGGTGCAGCAGTCATGGACGCCATAGACGTGCTTTTTCCGTGCCGCTGCTGCGAGGTAATCACCCAGCATCACGACGGCCCCCATCTGCGCGTCGTGCCCTGCGAGATACCGGCCACATTCGAGAACACGGCATCGTCTGGAAAATCATAGCGCTGGTCGGCATCGGTGAAGAAGGCGAGGGCAGGACGGCGACGAGAGGGATCACCAGCCACAACCGAAAGCGTGATCGATCGGTTACGGCCCTGATCGCTCTGCTGACTGCTGACGCTGAGGCCGCGTGCCTCGCCGAACCATTCCCACTCGACGTCTACGATCTGCCAGACCTCGTCGAACTCGATCCGGCCGATACTGACTGCGGAACCGGCAATCGACAGCGCTTCCTCCGCTGCAATGGCAACGGTCTCCTCACTGACACCCGACATCGTGACCTCGAGCCGCTGCGCCTTGCCGTTGATGAGCTGTTCCAGTGCCGGGATATCGACGAGCTCGCCAGCGCCCATGATGACAACTGGATCAGGCACCACATCATCGGCCGGCAGCAGCAAAGGCCCATGACCGGACCAGAACACCGCTGGTTCTGCGGTCGCGATGTAGAAGACAAAGCTTTCGCGGTAGGACGGCATCAGAAGCCATCCCGCTGGTACTGGCTCATCCGGCCAGGCATTGCCTTGAGCGTTGCCTGCGCTGCCTGTCCGTCCATCTGTGCGGCCTGGCGGAGGATCTTCGACGACAGGTCTTGTGCGAAGCCGTCGGGGGTCACGGAATTGCGGGCGTCGACCGTAATGTTGAAGACACGGCCACCACCACCCGGCTTGAGCGCGTTCATGCGACCAAGCGGCACGATGTGGCCGGAGCCCTGCGGAATGAAGCCCTCGACACGGCCCGGCGAAGCGCCTTCGTTGACGCGGTACATCTGGCCGCCGTTGACGAAGCCGCCGGATGCGCGGCCAAAGATTGCGCCGCCGATTGAAGCTAGCGCGCCGCCGATGCCGCCTCCGCCACCACCAGACGCACCGGCCAACGCATCTGCCAGCGGCTTCAGGATGACCTGCTCAATCAACAAGTTCAGCAGGCCGGAAATGAGCGGGTCTTTGACGCCTAGTTGCTTCTCGATTGCGCCCCTGATGCCGTCGCGGACCTGGTCGAGTTCTTCCACGACCAGCGCCTCTACCTCATCGCCGACGTTCTCCTGACGCTGCCTCAGGCGCTCGCGGTACTGGTCAAGAGGTCCGGCACTGTCGCGCGCCAGCACGGCGTTGTCGGCTGCCTGACGCGCTTCGAGATTGGCGCGGGCCTTTGCTACATCTGCGACCTGACCGGCAGCGATGGCCTCCTCGAGCCGAGCCCGCTCGATCTGGTGTTGCAGGTCAAGAATGCGCTTCTCGACTTCGACACGTTCGCGCCGGTTCGTCGTGGCATTGGCAACGGCAGACAGGGTGTCGACGTCGTCACGCAGGGCACGTTCCTGCAATGCCTGGTCAGCCTCGCGCTTGTTCTGGATCGCGCGCAACGCCCTTTGCTTGGCAAGTTCGGAGACAAGCCCGCGCTGTTCCGCTGCTTGCGCTTCGGACAGTTCGCCGAGCTTCACGCGGGTGGCAATTTCTGCATTTCGAGCGGCCTTCTCACGCTCGATCATCTGCATCTCGAAGCTGTAGACGTCCTTCGCGGCTGTCGCCAAGGCAGCGCGGGCTGCAATGATGTCGTCTTCGAGGCGGGCCTTTTCCTGCGCCTGTTGGGCCTCGTCGCGGATCGCGGCCAGACGTTCACGCTCTGCCTTTGCGGCAAGGCTTTCAGCGCTGGGGCCTTTTCTGCCAGTCTTCTTTGTCGGGGCAGGCGCGCTACGAGGCGCGCCTGCGATCCGGTTGCCCATGAGGTCATAGTACCGGAACTGGTCCGCTGCCCACTGGTCGTTGGCCTCACCCTTGAGGCGAGCCTGTGCATCGGCCTTGGCGCTGTTATAGCGCCCCACCGTGTTGGTGCCGCTCGTCCGGCCATTCCACCAGTCGGAAGCTGAGTTGCCGGTTAGCAGCGCGCCGCCAAGGCCTTGCTTGGACAGCCACCCCGTGAACTGGTCGACGTCCTTGAGCTCGCGCTCCATCGAGAAGTACTTGCCCCAGTCCTGGCTATTCATAATGCCAAGCAGGCGCTGGATTTCGGAGATCAGCGGGCCGAATGCCGCCGTTGCGCCTTCAAGCGAGGCCCGCACTTCGCGCCCAAATGACTCCGCCGCACCTTCAAGATCGCGGAAACCGTCGGCACCATCCGACACGAAGTTGGCAATCGCGCTGCTGAACTGACCACCACGGTCGAACGCGCCGAAGGTAATGATGGCAGCATTCTCAAGTTGGGTCATCGCGTCACTGAAGGTGACCGGCAGTTCTTGGAATTCGGCGTCAATGCCTCCGGTGAATTTTCGATCAGTCAGCGCCCTGAACAACACGTCTGACGTCAGCTTACCCTCTTCGCCGAGCTGTTTGATGGCGCCGATAGACGTGCCCATGCTTTCCGTCAGCAGCCGGGCAAGGCGCGGCGAAGCTTCGAGGATCGAGTTCAATTCGTCGCCACGCAGAGCGCCCGATGCCAATGCTTGGCCAAACTGTAGTGTTGCAGAGGCTGCGGAGTTTGCGTCAGCACCGCTGATCTTGAGCGTCTTGGCGAACGTCTCGGTTGCACGGGCCGATTCAGACTGGGTCGCGCCAAGCTCCTTGGAGGCTCGGGCGAAATTGCCATACAGTGAGGCGGTTTCGGACAGGCCCGAGCGCGTATCGGCAGCGATGCGCCGCACATCTTCGCCAGCCTGCGCAAAGGAACCGAACCCCGCAGTCGCCAGACGAAGCTGAGCGTCGAGATTCTTGGCCTCGTCGGCAATGGCTAGGAACTTGCCAGCCAAGTCCAGCGTCACGAATCCGGTGGCAAAGCCAATCGCGGCCTTAGCCGCGAGGCTGAAGCCTTTGGTAACGCCCGAACTCATGGAGAGGCTGCGCTTTTCGATTGCGCCGAGGCGCTCGTCGGTCATGCGGCGGGCTTGTTCAACCCGGCTGTTGTAATCCCGCACATCAGCGATGAGCTTGAGGATTACGGGATCGACTTCCATGGGGTTGCTCCGGTTGCCCGCCGGACGCTATGCTTGGCCCCCGTGGCAGGTTACCGCCGTCAATCCGAGGATCACGATGAAGACCTGCCCGTATTGCCAGAAGAACGTGCCAGTCAGGGCGGCGCGGTGCCCGCATTGCACATCGCAGTTCACTGCTGAGCAGATGGAAGACGGGCGACGCCAGCACTCCCGCCGGCGCAATGTTAAGTTCCTCGTCGTGCTCGGTGTGCTGGTGGCCGCGATCTACATGCTGGCAACGCGCGCTTTTTCGCCTGGAGCCATTGACGCTGCAGCGGAGCGCGATGCTCAACAGGAACTCACGAAACCCTAGTTCAGCGACTTGCGCGCTCTGTGGAAGCGGCGCAAGCGATCGATGTCTTGCGGATCATCCGGTTCCGCCTTCGTGTCCGGATCGCGCGCCATGCGGGTTTCGAGATACATTGAAAGCGATGCGCGTTCCCAGTCCAAGCCGAGATGCCCGCAGTCAGAGAGGACCACGCCCTTTACGAAGGGTCGGGGCTTTCCGTTTCCGGCTTTTTTTTTGAGCTTTCAGGGAGCTTGATGCCGTAGATCGCGGCATTGAGAATGGTATAGGCCAGCGCCAGGTCGTGCATCGCCGGGCGCGCGGGATAGCAGTAGACCTGCACCAGTTCCGCCGCCTCTTTCTCCGGCGTCCCGGCGCCGATGAGGGCGTTGCGGACCAGTGAATGACACTGTTTCAGACGTGCATCACTGGCGCCGATCAGAACCGTATCGCCACCGGGAACAGAACCGATATGCTCACCGATGGCATAGAAAAGCGCGAACAGGGAGCAATCTGCCTCGCGCTCGAAGGCAACGACACGCGACATCGGGAGCCAGAAGTCGCGGTCCTCGCCTGCGAAATGCTCGACCGCTTTGGTTTCATCCACGATCAGGCTGCCGTGTAAGTCCAGACGCCATGGCTGGCCAGCGTCAGTTCGGCAGTGGCATCGCCGTCGCGCGGGGCGCCGATGTTGAGCGCCTGGATCAGCATGTTGCAGGCCACGGTGCCGATGAGATCGCCTGCATCAGTGCCGTCATCGGCAAAGAACTTGACCTTGATGTTGGCGCGGGTGCCAACCAGATCGATTTCAGTGCCGAACGCGGTCGCATCGGTGAGGCCGGTTGCCGTCACGTCCATCTGCTTGCCGGTCACCTTGGTCTTGCGGGTCGGCACTTCGCCGGGCTTGGCGCAGTCGCGGACGAAGCGGTCTGTGCTGTTTGCCACGGTGTTGACAGTGATGTCGGTCTTGCCGCACGAAACGGTGAACACTTCGGTGGGCGTGGCACCGTCGCCAATCTCGATGGTGGCGAAATCGAATTCGGTGGGCAGTGACATTCGCGCGCTCCTCGCAACTTTATGCGAGGTCTAGGCCGCGTCAGGTCTCGTCGTTACCGCCGTCAAGGACGTGCATCGTCGCCCGGCGGCGGTCGGGATCATCGATCATGTCGCTGAGCAGGACGCCATCGATCGCGGCGGCAACGGCCTCGTCACCGCCCTCGATCAGCCGCCGCTTCATCAGGTCGAAGTCGTCAGGTTTGAGCGCACCGTTTCGCTGCAACTGCGCGATCAGCACGGCCATCAGCGAGCCGAGTTGGTCTTTGCTGAGGTAGTCCATCAGTTCGAAGTCGCCGGCACACCCTTACCGGTCAGGTCGGTCAAGGTGATCAACGACCACTTTCCATCATCACCAGGAGACACGACGGCAGAAAACTCGGATCGCACCTTCGCACCGAAACCATTGTCGGAATCGACGTAAGTGAC